AGATCGCCGTCCAGTTGATCCAGCGATGCCCGTATCGGAATTACTGCCTTACCGAGTTCTGTGTCTCCCATATCCCGCCTTCTCGCTCAGCTCCGCGTGTTCGCGCCGTCGTTTCTCCAGCTCATCACCCATCAACCTCTTCGTCTTGCCCGGATTCAGCAGCGCCTTCAGGCTCGGCAGTCGCTTCCTCTGCCGCTGCAGCGCCGCGACGTGCCACGCCAGGCGGACGTCGCGCTTGAATGCCCGGTCTTCGCGCCATACAGCCGCATCGAGCACCGCCAGTGTCTCTGCCGGCGTCATCAGCCAGAACTCGGTCACGCTGACGCCGGCCTTGAGTGCGTCCGCCAGGAGGGAGCTGACGCTTAGGTCTCGCTCCTGGCCATCACTGGGGGGCCTGTATCATCCTCCCCACGATACGAGAGGACATCCGACAGCGCCAGAATCACGACTTTCGCACACGGCGCGAATCCGAGCGCATCCATCACGTCGTAGGCGTCGTCGACTGAGTAGACCTGGCGCTTGATACCCGCGTCGCGCCGGCCGTACTCCAGACCGGCCCGCAGCAGTTGCACGATGTCATTCATGCCAATGTCGCCGGTACTGCCGGCCTGTGCGAGCTGGATCATCGTCTTGCCCGTCGCCTTCTCGGCCTCGGCGATCGCCCGGTTCGTCAGCAGCACCGGCAGCGTCTGGCCCTGAAACTCGACAGTCCCCTCACCGCGAGCTCCAGCCATTAGCTGCCCACCTCTTCCCACGTCCCGTCGATCGTCAGCGAGATCGATACGGTTGCCTCGCCCTGATCTGGCGCGGCCTCGCTCAGCGATGCGATCAGCGCATTCGCAGTCTCATCACGCCCGCTCACCTCGACCCGCTCGATCATAATCAGATCGCCGTTACGCTCTGCATCTCGCAATGCCAGATACGCAGCGTCATCCACCACGTAGAGCGCATCCAGCGACACGCTTGCCGAATATCGCCCATAGAGGACGCGCTTCGCTCGCGAGTCCTTGGAGGATACATCGATCTCCTCGTTCGACTCGTCAAACGTCACGTCGCGCTGGCTGCCCACGAGCTCGTAGGCCGCTCCCGTGTACACCCACAACAAAACATCAGCTCCGTTCATCGCCATTTTTACACTTCCTCCTGATACTATGGTTGAATACTTGCTTGATCCACTCAAAAAACTCTTCGATTCCCATATTGTTCTTGGCCCGGTTGCAGACAAAGCAACAGGTCACAATGTTGTCCAGCACGTACCCTCGCTTGTTATCTATCCGATCCAGCCCGTTGTAGATATAGTCGCCGTTCAGTCTTGGGCTCGTGAATGTCTGCGATGGGGCTGCTCCACAATAGTGGCACGGCTGTGACGTTAGATCATCGAACTCCGCCATAGTGAGCTTCCACGCACGGCCTGCTTGCCGCGCCTGGCTTCGGCGTAGCCAGAATAATGCATTGGTTGCCGCTCTGCCCTCAGGGAGGCGATTGCTTTCTGCAACCCGGTCACGCTGCAGACAGCCACAGCTCTGGGTTCTTTCAGAACGCAAGTCTTTGCCGATAACAATCGTCTCTTGACCACATTCACAGATGCAGCGCCACAGAGCGCTTCCGTGGCGGTTGCTCCCCGCTCGCTCAACTACGGTCAATCTTCCATAACGATTGCCGGCCTCGTCGGCTGCTAGGTCTTCGCCCAGACAACCACAACTGCGCGTGTGTCCAGTGCGCAGGTTGCTGCCATAGACAACCGCCATTTCACCGCAGTCGCATGAACAGATCCAGTGCGCACCGCCTCCAGTAACCGGAGCACGCTCTATCACGGACAGACGACCATACCGATTGCCGATCTCATTCCGAAGGCTCCCCATCAGTCCTCCTGCATCACGATCCTGACACTTACGATTCTGCCGTAAGCGTCCTCTTCATCAGCCGTCATCGGCCCTGTGCATTCCGCCACTACCATGCTGAAACCATCCACACTCAACGTCTGCCTATGCAACAGCGCCCTCGCCCGCTCCGCCAGCGCCTCGACCGTCACCGCGCTCCCGTCCGCGTCAGTATAGAACCGCACGTCGCGCCACACCTCCCGTCCCACCGTGGTCTTGGTGTCCCAGGGAGACGTCGCAACCTCGCCCGCGCTCACGCCGTAGGGCATCGTCGCATCCCCAGGTGCCGGATCCGTTGTGAAGAAGGCCGGCTCTCCCCGGTACGTCGCCAGAAGACCCTCCAGCGTCGGATCTCCCGTCATCAGATCGTAGATTGCCTCACTCAGCGCGCTCATTTGCCACCTGCTATCAGTTTCATGATCTTCGCCTTGTTCTCCCAGATCGCCGGCCTTAGAAACGGTCTGGCGGCCATCCGGCTGGTCCCGAATTCGGGAAAACGCGCGTACCAGGCCTTCGAGCCTTTGAACACACCCACGGCGCCGATCACATCATTCCCATCCACGAATACCTTGTACGAGATGTCCCGCTTCGTGAACCCCGTCCGCACCGGAGCCTTGGCCTTCGCCTGGCCAACGGCGAACTTGCACGCCGCATCCATGCCGGCCACGATCTGGCCGCTCACTTTCGCGATGAGCTCCTTCTGCTTCCACTCCGTGATATAGTTCGTCACGAGCCGTCCTCCACGGTTACCTCGCGCTGAATCTCCATACAGTCAACCTCATAATGCACCCCGGCCAGGCTCGGCTCCCTCACGGCGACCACGTCCCAAACCTGATCACCCAGCTCGATCTGATCCCCTCGCCCGATGTCCGTGGTTGCCAGCACGTACAGCACGTGGCTGATCTGTGCCTGCTCCTGCATCGCCACATCACGCTCCGTGCTCGATGCCGGCCGGATCCGTCCCTCCGCCGTCCCATTGCTCGCGTACGTCACCGACCACCCGCCCTGGCCATCAGCCGTCCGGTCCCTGCGATATAACCCAAAAGTATTATTGAACAGTCTCTCGATTGCGCTCATCTATGACCCCGTTGGAACGTTGGCAGGTTTGCACGTTCAAACGTTCAAACGTTCAAACGTTCAAACGGTTCTTCACATTCCCACATACCGATACTTGTCCAGAATGTCCTTCTCGCTCAACAGCAGCATCCGCGCCGAGCTCACGCCCATCACGCCCTCGCCGATCCCGCCGCCGCCTTCCGCGCTGTACGTCACCGAGTGATCACCCAGGCTCTCCGCCTGCACGCCCGGTACCGCGTCCACCTCTGCCGACCGCAGGCCGGCCTGGTAGACCCGCGCCGCCGCTCGCGTGCACACCCCGACGATGTCATCCGGGATCGTCTCCCATCCGTGCGTGTACGTCACCGTGATGATCTGGATACCGCCAGCCCACGCCCGCCCGCCTGCAGCTCCACGGGCAGGCCCTACCCGATGCAGGATCCCCCACTGCCCCAGCTGGTAATCCTCGCCGGCCCCCTCCGTCAGCAGCTCACCGTCCTCGACCACCGATGCAACAGATGTCACCGGCAGCTGGGGGAGGAACAGCTTCCGCGAGATTCCCGCGCAATCCAGTGTGATCTCGTCGTCCTCGATCTCCTCGATCTCCTGGTGCGTGTAATTCTTGATCGCCGCCGTCGCTTCGACGATCGCGCGTGCCACCGACGCGATCTTGTCCGCGCCCGTGATCTCGACCTGGAGCAGCTCCTCAACGTCCGTCTGTGTGCAGAATCCCATCAGTCACCCCCCTATAGCGTTCCGCCGGCCCGCGTGTACTCAAAGTCCATCACCTTGTGCAATGCACGGATGCCGCGCTTCGTCACCTCAATCGTGCCGCTGATTGCAACTGGCAGCTCGCGATCCACATCCGCCTGCGTGAATCCGCGAGTCACGGCGTAGACCCTGGCCGCGTTGCGCTCACAGGTTTCGTCAACTCTAGGTTCTTCGCTCAATGGGCGCCTCCACGGGCACTGCATCTATCGGCTCTGCGGCAATCTCTCGCATGTTCTCGATCCAAAGATATGCCGGATCATCGTACATTGCCCGGATCGTCTCAGGGCTTGAATCTACCAGCACGAGCACGCTATTGATCCCGCGCTGTGGCACCTGCCCGATCAGCGAGTAGCCGCCCTTGAGCACCCTGTCCTCGATGTAGTGGAGTTCTTCCATCGGCGGTAGCACGGCGTTGGCGTTTGCCATTGGGACTGCAAAAATCGCTTTCATCGTGTCTTGACCTCGAAATTGTCCGCGCGATTGTCAACGAAGGTGCTGAAGATCCCGTGAATTGTGTTCGAGATGATCCCTGCATCCGAAACAGTTTGCGGCGTACCCACGGCCACAGAATTATAGAAAAGCGTAACCGTCGTGCCGTCCTTGATGATCCTGATTGGCGCGTTAGCTACATACGTAGCCGCCGCGCTGATGAGACTCGTGTACGTCCCTGCGACGCACTTGAGTAGGGTCGCGTTCGTTCCGTTATGGTGCGCCAGCAGGAAGTTCGCCGGTGTGCCCAGTGAGTCCAGACACGCCACTACTCCCGCATGCGTGTCTGCTGTCACTGCCAGGTCTGCGTTTACGAGCACGTCAGAATAGCCGTAGTCCGCCCCGCTGATTAGGTCGGAGAGGGTGAGGGGTGCAAGCGTCAAGTCGTCTGCGCGCCCCTCGTCGCCGGTGGTCGACAAAAACACCTTGAGCGTCTGTGCTCCGGCGACGATTGATCGCCATGTGGTCGCGCCATATATCCATGTCTCGGCAAACGTCCTCGGGAAGTTTGTCACACCGTCGATCCCATATCGAATGTATCCCGCGCCAACAGTCATCTTCAACCAGCTCGTAGCCAAGTACCACGTGCCGTTCACGATGTTGATATTCCGTCGCGCATCCCCTTCTGCGACAATGGCTGCTATGTTTATTGATTGGCTGCCAGCGCCACCAGTCCGCTCGTCTGCTACGCCGTCGAGTGTCGCATTGTTCGCATTCCACCCAGTAGGCGGGTCGCCAGTTTCCATATTGCCATTCAGCGTATCGCCGCCGACGATGGCCGCCCCCGCCGTCGGGCTATTCCTTGCCTTGTTCGTCTGGATGTCCCAGTTCACACCGCCACCGAGCACAGGGCCCCGCTCTGGCGTGTAGTCTGCCAGCGCCGTGCCATCGTCGTCTGTGAATGTGGCGAAGCCACGGATGAGCGGCGCGTCGCCCATCGTCGCTACCAAATATTTAGCTAAGTTTTGTCTGCGTAGCATAGATTACCCCGCTGCAAAGCTGAAAATGTCACCCGCCACGCCGTTGACATACACATCCGCCAGGTCGTCAGCATTGACCACCGTAGACTTCCCAGCTTCGAGAATGAACCCGTTGCCGGTTCCATCTACGTCATCGGTAACAGTGGCCCCTCCGACACTCCCGCCCGTGGCGTCGTTGGCAGCCAGTGCTGAGACGAGCACCGTCCCTGCTGGTAAAGCCAACGCCACAGCCGAAAGTGCGACAGCCGTGCCAGTAACAGCGATCACGGCCTGTCCAACAACGGGCGCTCCCACCGGAACTGAGTAACTTTCAACTGCCACGCCGTCAACGCTCACGACCTCAGCATGGCTTCCGTCGCCCATGTCCTTATACCGCAAGTCTATCAGGCCAAATACCCTTCTCAATAGATCAGCCATCGCTCGCCTCCTTCTTCACTGTCGCCTGACGCCTGCTCTTGTTCCGTGCCGGCTTCCTCTCCTTCGTCTCCGGACTGTCTGCAGCCCGCGGCAATAGTCCCCGCGCCTCCGCCTCCGCCCGAGTCAGCTTGATGCTCTGCCCCGGCTTCCCCGGCACCGGCACACGGATCAGCTCGCCCTGGTCGAACACCTTGTCTCGTTTCGCAATCACTATCATCGCCTTCTCCTTCCCCGCCTGTTCTCGTACATCTCCTTCACCTTCTCCACGTCCTCCGAATTGCAGCGCACGAATCGCCCCGGCGTCACCTCCAACCGGATCATCGTGCCGCGTGGGGTATGCTGCCCGCGGGCAGGCCGGCGTGGCGTGCCCTGTTTTGTACTGCGCGCCATTGCAGCGGCCCGCGCCTGCCTGCGCAGGCAGGTCCCCCGCTGCGTCGCCTCTGCCTGCCTACCTTCCTGCAGGCAGGCCAGCCACGTTCTCGGCAGCACACAGAGCCGCGGCTTGACCTGGTAGACCGCCCGCAGAAACGCCAACCGCGGCTCACTATCCCCGTCTTTCTCCGCCTCCCACGTCCGCAGCAGTGCACGCCCCAGCTCGTTGTCCCGTACAAACAGCAGCTCGTACGAATGCAGCAGCACCCGCAGATCCCGCACGATAGCCTCCGTGCGCTTCCGCTCCTCTTTGGTTCCCACATCCGCCGCCAGCACTCCATAACGCCAGAGCGGTACCGCCGCGTCCCAGCGCTCCAGAAAATGCCACGCCGCCGGCAGCAGGTCCCACGGCACACGGGTCCCTGGCGTCATGAACAGCGTCTTGTCATATGCCAGCGGCATGGCCGCGTCGACCGTGACCGCCAACTTGGCCGCCTTGGCCCGCTGCCTGATCGCCTTGTCCTCGCCCAGCAGCACAATACCTTTATCGCTCACGCCCGCCCCCCCGCGCTCCGGTAGAACCCGGCCATGCCTAGCTTGTTCGTGTCCATAAGCTGCACGTCCGGCGCCCCGCCCAACGCCGTGGCAAACTCGTTGATCGCGCAATAGCTCGCCAGAACCGATCGCGTTCCGCCGGGCGACCAATCGTGGAACAGCATCAGCCCGCCCACGCGGATCCAGTTGAACCACGCCAGATCGCGCCGCACCTGATAATGGTCGCCATCCACGAAGACCATGTCCAGATCCGGCCCGCTATAGTCCGCGAGATAGTCCCAGGACTTCACCGTGTGCATCTCCACATTGCGCCCGGCAAGCACCCGGCCAGCCTCCTGCGCCTCCTGGACGTGCACCGTTAGCGTAACGATGTGCGCCCGTGGGCACGCCATGGCCAGCACCAGTCCCGACTTCCCCTTGAATGTGCCGATCTCCAGGATCTCCCCGCCATCGTAGGGCTGCGCTAGCGCATACATCCACGCGCACTGCCAATCCAGCATCAATCCCTCAGCGTCGCTGATCGCCGCCAGCATCGCGCTCAAATCGTCGTGGCACTGCCCTTGCGCCTCAGCCAGCAACTCCTCGCGAGTCCTAGTGATCATATCCGCCACCTCTTGCGATCTATGGGTGCGCCCAATGCCTCATCTCCGACCTCCCACATGCGCCGCCCATACCCCCTGTGCTCGGATAGCGGCAATGCTGCCAACAACTGCCTCGCCGACACAAGGCGCCGGCACACCGCGCGATCGTATCGATGCGAATCATCGTGTACCAGATCCTTGATCGTATCCCATAACGCCGGCCGGTAGGACCACGACGCGCCCGGCAACGAATCGCGCAGCAATGCGCGCTGTCCGCCCAACTCGATGGCGCCGCGGATCGCCGACCAGCGGTAGATCGTCTCCAGGTACATCCCGCACAGCGCCATGCACTTCGGCGCCGCTTGCCAGAAACTCACCAGCCGCTCCAGCCACCCCTGGCTATAGTCGAAATCGTCTCCGCTGAACACGATCAGCTCCGGGTCGTACGCCAGAGCCGCCTCGTGCGCCAGCCTGAACCCATACCCGATCATCGGGTTGCCGGTCTGGTTTAGGATGATCTTCCCACCCATCTTCCCCAGGGCCTCCACCGTGCCATCCGTCGAGCCGTTGTCCACGATGATCCGCGAATATGGATACTCCGTCCGCTTCAGGCTCCCAATCGTCCGCCCGAAGAGATCCCGTCGGTTGTACGTGAGCACTGCCACGACCACCTTCATCACTGCACCCCCTCGAATTTCTTCACGGCGGCCCACGCCACCGGCCCGTCCAGGCGCCCGCGAACCATCTTCTTCCAACGCCGCGCTCGCCCCGGATAGTGCCGGATTCCCGCCGTGGTCACGCCCCGGCAATGCGGCACGAAGGTGTTCCACTCCAACCCCAATAACCAGACCTTGAGCGGCGCCGCGTACAGCGCTCGGATCAGCGCCCCCTGGTCGCGTTGCAGGAACTTCTCGTATTCCGCACGCCACCGGGCGAAGAACTCCGCGACCGCGGGGCAACGCCTGAACGCCCACACGCCGCCATTGAGCTGCGCTATGTGCAGCGATCCGGTCAGCGTCTCAATCACTGTCATCTCATTCGCTTCGACCCGCCGCTCTAAACGATGCAACGTCTGCTCCAGATCGGTACAAATCACCAGCTCCCAGCCGTCCTCGACCCATTCGAAGAACTGGTATACCGGCGCCACCACCTCAGTGTCCGCATCCAGGTATAGCACGCTCTGCCATTCCGCCGGCGCGAGCTCGTACGCCTTCAACTTCGCCCTCCGTCCCCCGATGTCGCTGTCCGGTTCGACGATCAGCACGTCCTCCGCCCCGATCTTCCGGTCGCTGCACAGCGCGATCGGGATCTCCGGCATATGTTTCTTTGCGCTCTCCATCATCCGCAGGCACACCGTCCTGGCCGGATCCCCAAACGCCACACAGTAGATCCCCCGCGTGGATCCCGTCCCATGGTCCTTGAGCTTCGCCATTTCCACCTCGCCATCATTCCCTGTCATCCCCGCGGAAGCGGGGATCCAGCTGGAATCCATCTTCTCCCCCTCTCCTGGCTTCTCGGGAGAGGGGGTCGGGGGGTGAGGGCTTTCCTCTATCCCCGCGTTGCCCCAGTCAAACGCCTCCTCGAACGCCCGTTCGTGATCCTCGCACCATGCCTCGATCGAGTACGGCTCCGTCACCGCCCGCAGCTCCTCACGGTCTACCGGCTCGCCTGGAAACGCCGCTCGCTCCAACGCCTCCAGCAGACTCGGCAAATCGCCCCGGTCGAATCGATAAATCCCCGCCACATCCGGCAGTTCGTCCAGCATGCCCACGCCGCGGGGGATCACGATCCTCACCCCACAGGCCAACGCCTCGAGGGGCGGCATCGGGATGCCCTCGACACGGCTCGGGCACACCAGCACGTCCAAACCCTGGTAGAACGCCGGCATCTCCGCCCAGTTGAACCGGTGCGTCGTCACCGGCCAGCCCCGCCCCGACGCGCGCCACTCCACCCGCATCGCGATATCCGACTCCGTCAACCCCCGCGCCAGGTCCTCGCCTTTGCGCTGGTTCCGGTACGTATACCCAGAAAACCCGATCACCGGCCGCTTATGTTTCGTTTGCTTCGCCAGCGTAAAATGATCCCGCTCCAGCGGCGCGGCCACCTGAGCCGTCGGGCCGTGAATGCTCAGTTGATCCCCGTATAGCTTGCACGTCACGATCCTGAGCTGCACCTGGCTGCCCACACGCTCGAATACCCGCGCCTTGTCGTTTCCGGGAGGCATCTCCTCCCGATGTGTGAAGTACGCCGCGACCGGAACATCATCCGGCCATGGCTTGAGACGTTGCGCCTCGAAGTACGCGCTCAGATACATTGCCTCACAGGATTTGTCAGGCGCTGCGCTCAGCGTCCACCCCAGCCGCTCCCGCAGAACCCGCGCCATCCGCGGTATAATGCGGTCATCGGTAGGATTCTGGCAGACGATATGTACGCGCAGCGCCATCCCTCAGTTCCTTGTCATTGCGAGGCGCGGGCGGGTTTCCCGCGCCGTGGCAATCTAGCTTCCACTCTCCAGATCCACTTCCACGAACCCACTCGGCCGGATCACTCCGAACGCGGCCCTCATCTCCGCCAGGAACGCGACCATGTTCCGGATGAAGAAGTCAGCGTGGCTATCGCTCACCTGGATCGAGGCCTGCTCCCTGTCCCACAGGACGGCCTTCTTCCAGTCGCCCAACAGCCCCGTCCCCTGCGTGAGCGTTTCGCTCTCGACCACAGGTAGCGCCCACAGAGTTTTGACACCCATCCGCTGTGGCCCGCCGAAGTAGAAGTGCCCATCGGCCGCCGTGAGCAGGTCGATCGTCTCCCAGTCCTCCGGATTGAGCAACCAGGCCGTAGGACGCACCCGGCCTGTAACCCGCGCCGTGGTGATCGCCTTGCGTGCCGTGGTCAGGATGTCCGTGTCCCAGGCTTGCGCCAGAATCCCGGCTGTCGCCAGGATGCCGGTGAAGTCGGTCCCTACACCGCTGCCGTTGATGATCTGGTCTTCCAGTTCCTCCTCCAGATCGGCCCGCAGTTCCTGGTCGATGATGCCCCGGATCTGGGCGGCATCGCTCAGCGCCTGCTTCGTCGCCGGGATCCAAGCTGCGATCGTCTTGACGGCGGCCGTGACCTGTTCGAAAGCCATCGCGGCTTCCGGCTTCTCCCCCGAAATCTCGCCCGTTGATCCTGCGTAGTCTGTGACGTTGGCCTCGGGCACTACCGCGGCCTGCGTGACCTTCGCCGTCTGGCGTACGAACTCGACCAGATCGCTCCCGGTCTGCCGCAGCGAGATCAGCCCTCGAACCGTCAGCTCCTGCCGGCCCAGCGCCTCGTAGATCCCGGTGTAATCCGTTTCCACGAACGCGCCGGCGCTTGTGGAGCTGTCGCCCGTCAGCAGCGTCTTGAACTCGACGGGCGGCGATGTTAGTCCCTGCGCGCTCATCGAAATTCGTCCACCCGGTGCGACGTGGGCATACCAGTCCTGGAACGCCTTCGCGCCCACGAACTGCTCGCCCAGTGTCTTCCCGCGCCCGGCAGGCACAGAATCCGCCCGCCCGCTCGGCGTCTGGCCCATCTCCAGGGCCTCGCCCATGATCGAGATCTGCTGCATCAGCTGGGCATCGCCTTCCTTCTCCGAGATCTGTTTCTTGACCTTGCCGGCTTCCTCCAGCAGGTTCGCGACCTTCTGCCGCTCATCGGCGGTAAAGTCACGATCCTCTCCCTCGGCACGGGCGCAGACAGCACTTGCATCCAGGAGCAGCTTCTGCAGCTTCTCCTTCAACTCTTTCATCTTCATCTCATTCCTCCGAATGATAGTAGTTAGTTGGAGCCTAGCTCCAATAGTTCCATTGCCACACGAGCAGCCAGCGTGCTTGATCTGGCGGTCCTCGGCGTAGCGCCTCCGCTCTTGCCTGACCCCAGGCCACCGTCAGGTGGCACATCGTCCCGCTCGCCCTCGTCAGACTCAGTGCCAATAGCACCGAGCTTCTTTATCAATCCGCTCGTCTGCAGTGCATCCATTACCGCAGCTTTCACCGCGTCTGCATCCAGAGCGCTGTTGATCACGATATTCCCACTCCAACCTGCCTGCGCAGGCAGGCCGGACCCAGCGGCCTTGATGTCCGTCGTGTGCGTCCCGATCCCCGCCCCCAGCATCACCGGCGAGACCTCGTACACCTCCAGCTTCTTCAGGAAGTTGACGTCTTTGCCCTCAAACTCGCCTTTTTCCTCATCGAGGATTGAGAAGGAATAGCTCCACTCCTGGAGCTCCCCCAGCGCCTTGACGGTCTCGTAGTGCTCTTTCCCGGCCGCCGTCTGGAGGAAGAACTTACCGCCGACGATGGCCTGATCATCCTCCTCGCGGATATTCCCCTTGCCTACCGGCAGGGTCCCCCAGTTGTGGCCCCAGGCCGCGATCCGCACCGCTTCATCCTCCGTGAACGCCCCCGGCACTGTCACATCATTGTCCAGGTCGATCACGTTCAGCGTCGCGAACACCGCCTCGAACTCGCCCGGCTCCCCACCATCCAGCAGCTTCAGCCGTCCCCGAAATTCCTTCCGTTTATTTCTCATCTTCTTCTCCTTGCCTGCCGCCGCAATGCAGGCGAAAATGGCTTCCTCATCAGATCGCCCCATTTCTAACGCAGCATTCGCCGCATCGACACACCGCCTACGCTCGTCTGCTGTCCAATTCATCGCCACAGCTGGCGGATCATCATATGTCCAGGGCATTTCTACCTCCCAAATGTAACCGAGCATTGACAGTTCGCATTATTATCAGCCCCACCGGCAGGGTCGCCCGGCCACTTCATGCCATTAGAGAATAATTCCCCGATCCCGACCGTCTCCCCGTTCATCATCAGATGTTCGTCACGAGGGTTCGAGCTATTCACCTGCCAGCGTTTCGTCTTGAGCCCACCCTGCTGCGCGCCTTCATTCGATCCAAACGCACTCGCGCTCGTAACCGCGCTCACGGCGATCTGGATCGCCCGGACTGCGATCGCGAGCTCGAACAGGCGCCGCACTGCTGAACGTGGCTCTTCCTCGATCAGCGCCTGCCCGATCTGATCCCGCGTGACGCCGTTGATATATTCCGCCTGGATCCGGGAGTGCTCATCCAGCCACCCCACCATCCGCTCGCTTTCCAGCTCAAACGCCAACTGTTCCGCGACGTATTCACCCCAGACCGTCGCCGTTGCGTTGTTCAGCCGGAACAGGTCGGCATGCATCTCCCTGTCCCATCGCGCCCTGTCCCACAGCTCCTCCAGGAGTACTACGCCACCCGCATCAGCGGGCACTTTCCCAACGGTCGCATCCATCTGCCGGCGGAACGTCTGCGCCATCACCCGGGCCCACTGCTCCTCGTGTCGTTTCCGCAGCTCCGGTAGCGTAGGATCGACCCGCGCCGCCTTTTGCCCTGGAAGCTGCCGGCCCTTCGGCTCACCTTCATCCCCACCGGCCTGCGCATCCTCGTCACCATCACCGACTGATGCATCAGCCCCGCCGCCAGCTGGCCCCGCCGCCGGGTCCCCAATCAGCATATTCAGCGGCAGCGCCAGACCATCACCCCCCGCCAATTGCGGCAGGTTCATCCGGGCCCGCGCCTCATTTGCTTCCATCCACGGCCGTCCAACCGCGGTCTGGAATCCCTGAGCCTGCTCCTCGAAACTCCCCTGCAACTTCTCCTGGATGTTGAACTCCACATACACCCCGTCGCTGTCGTCGTAATCCGTCAGCAGTTGCAGCACGATGTCCTCTTCGATCATCGCCAGCCAAGGCCCCAGCGAATCTTGATATAGGTTCTTGTGTTGTTCCTTGATGTTGGAGTTATGGACGATCACCCCTGCAGCGATAAAGTTGTGATTGCCCTCCACTTCTAGGTTATAGACCGCCTCGGCTGGCAACGTCTCTATATCGACCACTCGCGAATATTCGCAGCCAACAGGTGGATCGCTTCGCCTCCCTTTCGCAAACGGATACTCTTTGCCCTTCCTGTCCCAGCCCCGTCCATCGATCAATCGTTTCTGGTGGCGCGGGTTATGTGATCCAATCATCCGGTTTGCAGCAGGATCGGAGCAGGTGATTGCCCACTGATCAACGTCGCCAACGTCTCCGGTCGGCAGTATCGTTTGGCCAACCCGGTGATACGCATTGTTGACTGGCACACCCAGGCTCATGCATAGATGACGAACATCCTCGATCAGGTCTGGGTTACAGGAGGAATAGGAAATCTTTCCGCGCTTGTCGACTGAGCCATCCGAGTCGAGATACCCGCGCAAGAACGCTAACCGTTCGTCACGCGTCGCGCCGAATACCCATCCCGGCACGCGCTTGGTATGCGCCGTCCCGCACAACCCGAGGCTGCTCAGTTCCTCGACTGCCACCACGGACGCGAAACGTGTTTGCCGATCCCCTTCAACCAGAGTCACGGGCTGCGTTGGCACGTCTTCTCTTGTCTTGCCGTTCCCGTGATTCCCAAAGGACTCAAACTCGCTGCGCATGATACCCCGGTAGTGATCCATATACGGTGCATCATTCGCCCGCGCAATCGTTACGCTTCCAGTTTTGGGATAGACATTCCCATCTCCAAGCAGTAGACCATAGAACTCCATGCGCGCGATAGATTGCTGCGGCGCGCCTTCCGGCAGCTCTTTGAGTGCTACCAGAATGTCTCCCCGCCGGATTTCGCCCGCCGTGACGTAGACGTGCTGTGTTTCGTAGTGCCACCGTGTTTGCCCCGCCCTAACCTTGCTTGATGCAGTCGGATCGGCGACGCCTGCCACGCGGACCAGCCGGCGCACAAGCACAGGATGCTTCGTGTTGGCTTCGAGTATCCGGTTCTGCGTCCTGATTCGGAGTATTGGATCGATGCCAATCTGCCCGGATCGAATGACTGACTTCAGGACAAACCCGGCCCCATCGTGACTCCAGACACGCTCGCCAACTGCCACCTCAGCAATCGGACGTGGGCCCATCTCGGTGAACACAGGAACATGCGCGGGCAAGCAGAACGTCGCGTGCTCCAGGATCCCCACCATCGGCAGCGGGATATGGTACGCCCGCGCGCATTCCTCACGCGTCAATCTCCGCCCACCCAGATACTCGCTCTCCTGAGCGTTGAATGACATTTCCTGCCATTCCATATCATCTTCCAGGATCGCCGTCCGGCCGCTGCTGCCAGAACCCGAATGTAGCGCCTCGTATTCACTCTTGAACCGCTCGCGGGCCTGGGTGCTCCACTCCGGCGCACTCGAGGGCCGCTTGATGATCCCGTACATCCGCGCGGCGTTTTGCCAGAAATCCTCGCGATAGTCCCCCATCGAGAACTCCTCCGCCAACACGCGCCGCAGCGTTTCCAGCGGGGACAGGCCGGAGATGGGATTCTCCGGGTTGTAGCCACGGAAGTGCACGATGTCCTCGGGAGCGACCACCAGCCGCTTCCCCCCGAGGCTGATCTCATACGATAGCGGACTCAGGCTCCCTTTCACCGTCACCAGATCAGGCGGAACACGCAGCAACGCTTTCTTCCCGCCGCCCTGCTCCATCTTCAGCCAGTACGCATTGAAGTACACGCCCATGTCGCTGATCATCGCCTCGATCAGCCGGTACCGCGTCACCTTCATCGCCACCGGTAGGGGACGGGACAGCAGTTCAGCCAATGGGTGATCCGTCAGCCGTTCCCGGTCCGTATCGCTCACACGCCGGAAGACGTGCAGCCCCAGCTGGGCAATGTTCCTGGCCAGGAAGTCCACGCACGTCCGCACGTTGGGCTGCGTCCGGTAGAGCGTCGCATAATCGTAGCTCCGCTGGTTGTACATCCGGATGCTCCCATAGCTCAGCGGCGTGCTGTACCCCGAATCCAACGCAGTCAGCGCGCCCAGCGTCTGCACAATCATCCGTTCACCACTTGCAGGAAGTCCACGTTCTCGGCCGGCACGATCACCTCGCCATCCACCGCCAGGGGCTCCTTGTCGCGCCGCAGCATCTGAGCCTGCTTCAGCACCAGGTACCGCCGGCGCTGTGCAAACAGCACCCCGCGGAACGTATTTCCCGACTTTGTATTCACCAGCACCGTCCGGATCACCGGATACCTGTTGAATATCCTCATCAGCCTATTCCTCTTCGCTTGTACGAATTACTATCCTAGCGCCCAAGCTCTCATCACACGCAACATCCAGCAGTCGATCATCACCGATATTTTCGATGTAGATGATCACCGGGTTATCCATGCATGCATCGATAACTACACGCCGTGTTAGATCGGCTTTCTGCAATACGCCTGCCTTTTCAAGTGCCAATAGAAAATCAAGTCCTGACATCGCCTTCATAATCATCCTCCCTCTGATGGGTGATCACTTGCATTATCCCAGCGCCAAGCAACTGTCCGCTTGGTATCGCTATCTATACATCGCACCAATACGCGGTTGATCAGGCATCCTAGAATAGTATTGACCAGACCGAGCAAACTAGTCCCTCTTAGGTAGCAGCGCCTCCGCCAATAACTAGCTTTCATACCACCTCCAGTCCCCGGTCCTCATACACCGATCGCCGAACCTCTCCTACTCCAGCCGTGACTGCATCACATCGCGCATCCCAGCTCAGTATCGCGGCCATCGCCCCGTCGATCTTGTGTGGGCTGTCGTGGCGCTCTTTGTAGATCGTCCACAACGGCAGCCCCCGTTCATCCTTGATCGGCACCGTGCGCCGGTAGGCGTTGCCGATGTGACTCGTCAGCCGCTGGTTCCCGTCGTGCGTCAGGTCCCCGGACAGAATCGCGTTATTGAACGACTCGATTGCGTACGCCATCGCCTTGACGCGGTTCGTCCACCACTCCACGACGCGCTGGTCACCATACCGGCCGGCCCATTCCGCGACCCGCGTCTCCCAGTAGGGCGGATCGGCGTACAGTCGCCACACGTCCCAGCGGTCGAACGCATCCATCACTGCTGTATCGACCTCTTCGTCCGGTACCTCCCACTCCTCCACGTTGTATGGTTTCTCCCACATATCGACCAACCACTGGAAGCCGCTGGATATCTCCGTCGCCACGAGTGCGGTCGAGTCGCGCCATCGCGCACCGTCGAACCCTAGCGTGATCGGCGCGCCATCCGGCACGACGTGGTCTGGTTCCACCAGTTTGTCCCAGCGCTCCTTATCAAACGCTTGCTCGCTCGAGCGCACGAGCCGATTCAGCCACACCCGCTCCAGATACGTTCGATCTGCCGTGGGATCATTCCACTGATCTACGATCCCGTCGATATCGCTCCAGGACTCAGCCGGCCCGCTGGCCTCGATGACCGCGGCCCGTATCCCGGCCGTCGTCAATAGGTCGTGTTCATCCGACGCCTGCCTGTGGAAGAAAAACAGCCGCGCGTCCTCAATCTTGCCGTCGGCAACTTGCCGCGCGTAGTCCATCGTATCCTCTGCAACCGATCCCTCGCCTGGTGCCGGCGCCGTCGTGATCTCGAAGCTCCACGCATCCGCCATCATCCGCTTAGGCGCGTTCGCCAGCATCGTTCTATGAGCAGCTCGCAGCCGCGGCGATGTGAACCGGTGCGTTTCGTCAAACACGTTCAGCGTTGTTCTCGCCCCGTCCCGTGCGCTGGGAGATGTGGCCAGCGACACCGCCTTGCCGTCCCCCCCGATCCTCATGATTCGCTCGATACCGATGTCGAAATCCTCAGCCAGTGCGCTATACTCCAGGATCACCCGCAGTGCTCCGTAGGCCAGCTCGTCTGATTGCTCCTCGGTGTATGCCACCATTGGGATGTACGGATCCACCACGCCCACCCCGACCGGCTCACCGTTCGCGTCGAACCCATCGCACCGCACAGGGCCATCCGGGTGCAGCTCGACCGCCGCCAACCAAGCCGCCAGCTCCGTCTTTGCCGTCCCCTTCCGCATCGACAATGCACACCGTTTGAACCGGCGCCGCCCCTCGAGCACGTGGCCTTGCGGATAGACTTCGTACATCCGGTAGATCAGCCCGCGCTTCTCATCATCGATGCGGGCTGGCTCCCCCCGCAGGTCACCCGGCCCGAACACCAGGAACGCCTCGATGAATGCGCACACCTGCGGCCCCAGCGTGGGCCAGGGCTGCTCGTCGAATTCTGGTACCACGAGCGTCGTCATTATCCGACCACCGGAATATCGCCTGAGTCCAAATCGATGTCCTTCGGGTTCTGCCTCAACAGCTCGCGCGGATCATGCTGCCGTTGCGCCTCCGACTTCTCCTGCACTTCACGCCGCGCGTGCGTCCTGCTCTGCGCCGCGGTCACCTGCTCGATCGACCACTCCAGCCGGCGCCTATCGAGAGGCGTCAGCCCGAACGCCTGCTGCTGCAGCCGGATCTCAGCCGCGATGTCCTTGCTCGGGGCCGTCCAGAACATGTCGATCAACACCGCCAGCCTGAACAGCGCATGCTCGTCGGCCCGGAGGTATTCGTCCGCCATCGGGGAATGCCACAGGTCGTGCCACCACGCCCGTGTCAGCTTCTGCCACTCCAGCCTCTCGCCTCGCGCCGGCAGAGACGGAGCGCGTTTGCGCGGCGCGACATTCCGCGAAAATATCGCGCGAGTCGCTTTTTTGTTCCGCCGCTGCCTCAATTGCGCGTCCTTTGGCTGTGGCCCTGGCATGTCCCCTATCCCGTACCCAGAAAAGTCTACCTACCCGAACGGTCTTTTAGAGATTTTGATCTAGCGATTTTGACGCCCCTCCCCCATCCCGTGGTACATCATTCTGCATAGTCTCGCTGTTGTGGCACCGGGTGCACAGCGGCTCCAGGTTGCCGTCATCATCCGATCCACCAGCACGTTTCCGGCTTCGGTGATGCACCGTTGTGGCACGGGCCCCACACCGCGCACAATAGGGGTGATACTTCAGGAATTCATCCCGAATCGCGCGCCATTTCGCGCCATATCCGCGCGCTGTAGATGACCCTCTCTCACCGTCCTGTTCCTTGCGCACCTGTGCCAGATGCGTCGTGCAGTAGCGATCCTTACCGTGCACCAGGGCGGTACAGCCGCGCCACGCACAGGGGCGCCCAGGGCGGCGGGGCATCAGTGCGTCCTCCGCAGGGCCAGCGCCACAGGCCGGGGCTCAACGCCACGGTACCAGCCATTGTTCAACCAACGCGGATCTGCCACCCCCAGATCTGTGAGGATCCACGGACACATCCCCAGGACGTAGGGGTACTGTTCTGCGATGAATTCGAACATCTCAGGCATACGGTCCGCCCACTCGTTTTCTGAATAGGGGGTCCATCCCAGAAAGTCCAGATGCTCAGGACTGTACAGACCGCCCTCGGTGCTGATCATCAGGGGAAGCACGCCCAGGGCCACCTCTGCGATGGCACCATAGACCTCGAATGCCCGCAGGCACATATCATCAGGATGAGGCCCGTTCACGTATGGATCGTAGAGAAACGGGCGATCAAACGGAGATACGTGCACGGCCATCCACACGTCCCCCGATTCCACCAGATCAACAATCGTCATTGGCGTGATCTTGTGCAGCGCAGCCAAATACTTCTCCAGCCAACGCACGGACGAATAGCGCTCATTGCATCCGCCGGATCGCTCTGTGGGGGCCATCGCGTACAGGCTCGGCTTGCCGCCCATTGCAGCGATCTTCTGAGCATCCAGCCACCAGTTGTATGCAACCTGCCTGACGAGATCATCATTGTGCCAGTCGACCTGGTCTTTGTAGCTGGACTTCCACTCGCACGTCAAATTCGGCTCATTGCCGATCTCGAAGTAGAACACACCCGCATCGATCAGGCGCCGGGCCGCTTCAAATCGGTCATTTGATAGCCGGCCTGGGAACTGCTCTCCCTGGTACAGCCGCACGACGGGCTCTATGCCAGCATCCAAAAGCCGTTTGCACCAGGACACATCACACGACATGTCCTTGTACCAGTAGATCCCCATGGCCTTCAGCTCCTGGAGCCAGAACGTTTGATCTGATGGAGGAAACGTCACAGGGGCGCCATGCACGCCGCGGATTGCTCCATTCGCCGGTGGCTCAGGCTTCTCTGCCGGCCAATCGATCAGCGGTTCAGGATCGACGTATTCCCCGTCGATCTTGACGTCGAAGTGCAGATGATCGGCGGTAGAATTACCCGTGCTGTCCGGCAAGCCGATCACGTCACCCACCGCGACATGATCACCAACTGCGACACGGTCGCCGTCGACGAGATGAGCATAACGAATCAGCACCTGGCGGCCATCACCCAGGATCGTTTCCGTGCGCACCTGTATGCCGTAGCCGCTGCCAATGTCCGAGGACGTGATCACCTCGCCAGTCAGCGCGCAGATCAGTTTGTCACGCCACACGCGCCAAGAGGAACGCAGATCAAGCCCCTTGTGGATGTACGTCCCGCGGTTTTCGTTGAATTTGGACGTTATCACGGGGGGCATATGCGTGCTAGGATAGGCCAATTTCAGCTCAGAGAGTTCGCCCGGCAGCGGGGCAAACTCTACTGTGACGCCCGGATAGTAGTCAACATAGAAATCAATGTATTCCTGCTGGTCGTCTCGATCGATGCCATACAGAGCCGCCGTCCGCTCGTCAAGGTCACCGATTCCGGCCTGGTCATAGCTGCCACCGGTCATCTCACGGCTTCTACGCCAACCTTCGGCGAAAATAGCGATTGCCTGCTCTTCAGTCGCGTCCGCAGGGACAACGTTCACACGGCTCTTGTACTGCACGCGAGGGGCCCCACGGCCCGGTTCATGGGGCGGATCCTCAGGTGGTTCTTCTGGAATATAAGGCGGATCCAGGACACTCATGACGCGCTGCGTCACGGCCTCGATCACCGGGCTGCCTGCGATATCGAAATCTGACCAGGGCTTCCCATAATTTCCAGCACAGAAGATGGCCGCGCCTTTGACGTACTTGTCTTTGCGCAGCTCATCATCGTACCAGATCAGTTGTTCTACGTAATATGCGGCTTTGTCCTCTTTGCCGTCGTGCTCGCGCCAATAGTCGCCAAGGCCTTTCCAGGTCGCAGCTGGGGCCCCAGGCGGCTTTGGATTGCTGCCCGGATCGATGCCACACTCAGTGATCACGATCGGGATGTTAATCCCATTGGGCTCCAGGATCTGCCGCTTCACCTTGCGGTAGCGCAGTGTGCTCCAACCCTCGTCTCCCTGATCTTCGTTCGGATCCACCTGGTACGAGCCGGTCATCCACCACATCCAGGGACAGCTGTACTCGTGCAACCCCAGCAGGGCCCCGTGATCAGCGCCATACCGCAGCGCCGGCAGGAACTCGGGCCATTGCTGAAACTCTGGCGTGCCCGTGGCGAACTCCCCGATCACTGCGGCCTTCCCGATTGTGGCCAGTAGCTTGATGCGCTCGATCTCAAACTGTGCATACCAGCTCATCTGCTCGCGTGTTGTCCACACGGCCTCATTGCAGCCTGTCCAGTGAGTGATTCGAGGATGAGGCAGATAGTATTTCGCGCAATCCTTGTCGAACAGGTATTTGGCCGCCGCGGCCGGCGTCTTGCCATCGTTGTACAGCTGCTGGGCATCGAACGACGTGTGTGAGATCGTGCCGATGCACAGCGTCCCGGCCGGCATTGACGAGCTCAGGCCCCATTCACCATCGAACACGGCGACGGCGGGCCTCGCGGCCAGGCACTCCGCCACGCCCGGGCCGTTCTGGAGGATGTGCAGCCCGAGCTTGCTCCCTGACGCCACCGGCTGCGCAGAGACCGGATCCTCGATCGTCACCGAAGCGCTGTCCACGTAGACGTCATTGTGCTTGAACGGATAGTGGGCGATCGACTCCATGACCACCGTGATCTCGGTCACCCCTGCCGGCACGATACACGAGACCGAGATCGGGCGCGCAGAGTAGCCGTTGAAAATGCACCGGCCGGCGCTCCAGATCATCACGTCATCGAGCGGGTTCTGTCCTCCACGTGGATGGATGCCGGCACGCAGCACCAGGTTGCTCATCGCGTCGTGCTCCGGGTTGCCAGTCCCTCGAGGGAGAACGTCAGCCTCCAGCCAATCGACAATCACATTACCAGCTCCATCGGACCAGTACGGATCATCGAGATGTGCGGAGAGGCCGTTGGACCAGCAGTGAGCATAGAAACTGAATGTCACGTGCTGGCCGGGGAGGACGGCGATCTTGCGCAACATGCCGGCGCGATGTTTTCGCCAGACCGTGAACCACATCGCCGCCTTGGCGCCGGTACGAACACGCCGGGAATCGTTCTTGACCCACGCATCGCGCGCCTCGGGCTGATCCCAGACGTCGGGGACGTGGTGCATCCAGAATAGCCAGCCGGGTTGATCGAAGATACTGCCAATCGCGCGCAGCGCGGCCGGGCCGCCCGGCTCCGTCACCACCAGCACGTCGTGACCGTGGTCCTCGACCCACTCCTGCTCGAACCCGTCCGTCTCGATCCGGTTCAGCGTGTAATCCATCATCCACCCTCATCCTCAAACTGCATCAACTCTGCCTCGTCTGGGTCCAACCCCTTGCCACGCACCCAGTCGCAGAGCGCCTTGTAGCGCCGCTGCCACTTCTGGACTTCTATCTCGAGAGCATCAACCCTGCCCTGCAACGCATGAATAATGTCGGTCAGGGTGCTCACTTCATCTGTGCGCGCCGAAGATCGCGCATTCAGTACAGATATCGTGATTCCTACGATTGAGACTACCAGCGCGATCCCTGCCGCAATGTCCATCTGGGCCTCCGTGTCTATTGAGCTACGAATGGCAGGTTCTGATCCAATCCGAACCACCGCCTGGCCAGATCGTGCAACCAGTTCGCGCCGCGCCCGATCATCAGGCCGGTCATCACGATGCCGAACCAGAACGCCGTCTGCGTGTGGAGTGGTTCAAACCCAAACGCACTGACAACCGCGCTCATCAGATCGACGCCCCAAATCGCACAAAAGAAGACGCCGACGGCTCCAGCAGTCCACCGGAGTACAACCGCTCGCCACTCAGCGTCCTTGATCACCACCTTGAGCCAACTTGCCGCCAGATATTCGACGATCGCCTCGATCACAAACGCGGCAAACATCAGCAACGCGACAATCTTCACCTGACTCGCTATCAGTTGCAGTGCTGCATCCATTTCTCATACCCCCTTAGAGTTTCAGCTTCTCGATCACCGCCTGGTGGTCGATGTCCAACCCAGTGCAGAGCCGCTGGGCCCATGCACTGCGCAAAAACCGTCTGGCGCCAACCGCCTGACGTGTCGATTTCAGATCCATCACAGCCCGGAACAGAATCGCTGCCGTTAGCCTGCGGAATGGATCATCCTCGGACAGCGCAACGATCTCGTCCACAATGCCTCCAAACGAAAAAGCGCGCCCTTCCCCGAGCCGAAACTCGGAAAAGGGGCGCGCTGTAGCTAACACCCGTGCTATTGGAACAGGCTATTCGATTAGAATTTGAACGGTCGCTCTTCCTCTACAAACGTAATGCGCGGGGTGACGTGACGCCCCGCGCAGTTGAATTCGATCTTGAGTTTTGTGGTGTTGTTGATCCGATCCGCGTTCTGCCGCAGAAACCGTATGAGCGCATCGACCCGATCTGCAACCTGTTTCGATTCACCGATTATCTCCCTGGCTCTCTCCACATGCTCAGTATAGCACGTGCGTTCTACGTGTCAAGTACTCTGTTTCCCAAAACGTCCCACCATACGGAACATGAGATCCTTGACAAGCGTATAGAACAGGACTATACTATAGATAGGTAAGAGACACACACACAAGCACAAGGAGACAAAAATGGCGACGAGAAAGACGAGAGAAGAGGCAAAAGAACTGTGGGATAGCTTCCACAAGTTGTTCCCACAGCTGCACTTCACCATCGTCATCGACCGGGATGGCGAGCAGATAAAGCAGATCCACATCCTCCAGGTTCTCAAGTGCAGGATATGCGGCACAGAGATACTGACGCACGCGATCGGCGAGCACGACGGCGAGTGCGAGGATTGCAAGATCAAGGCAGAGCGCAGAGCGAAAGCTCGCGGCAAGCAGCTCAAGGCACAGCAATACGCCAGCGAGCGTGCGTATCAGAAGCGGGTGGATCTGTTCGGCGACGAGTGAGAATGGTACCGGGGGCCGCGCATCCGACACGCGGGAAGGAAAAACCGATGACCAGAATCAGCAAAAGCTTCCGGTTCCCCCCAGCCACGATCGAGCGGCTGGGTTGGCTCAAGACTCGCTACAGCAGCGAGACAGCGACACTCATATTGGCAATTGACAGACTATATGAAACCGAAAGGAGCGCTATGACAGATTACACGTTCAGCACACAGGATGTTCTTGATGCTCAGTTCGCGGACTCATGCGCGGCCATCGCTCAAGCAGAGCAAACGACAGTCGAAGATGCAGCAACTTACGCTCTCCACGGCATGGATGGCGCCGAGGATGCCCGCGCCGAGAATCTCGCGATCCTCGCCCGCGGCCAGGAGATTCTCCAGCGCGCCCGCCTCGTCACCGGCCCCCGCTTTCGATGCGGCACAGCCACCCCCCGGCATCTTATCGCCACCGACGCGCCGGTCGTGGAGGTCAGTGCCGGCTACATTGCGCACCAAGAAGCTGTGAGAGAATACACCCTCGTCCAACTCGCTGGCCCCCAGCCCGAGTACCAATACTGGGACCTCCTCGCCTCCGGCGAAACCTACGCCGTCCGCATCGAGGGCGGCACCGTCACCAGCTGCGTGGGGCCTTTGGCCTACGACGAGATCGACCCCGCCAACATCGAGCTCCACGAGTACGATGACCAGGACTGGCTCGACGACGCGGAAAATCTCAATCCCGAGGACTATCGCCTGCACGTACCCGGAGGCGTTGTCTACCCCTAGTCCCCCTTCTCACCCCCAAGCCCCCGGCCGCTCAGGCCGGGGGCTGTTCGTTACCAGCTGCTCACTCCCTGGCCGTTTGCATTAAACAGCCGAGCCATCTACCCACTCTCGCATCCAATGCCATCATTATCCGCGTCAAATCCGTGCGGATCCGGCGGGAGCACCCTGAACCGCCGGTAGGGTATATCCCCGCAGTCCAGATCCGGCGGTGGCGAGGGGATGCAAACATGGGGGTAAGCCGGGTCGCAGTTCGCGTCCGGAACCGGCGCCGGTACGGCCGTGGGTGGAACCGGAACGGGCGTTGGTGGCACGGCAGTGGGAACCGGTACAGCTGTTGGTGGCACGGCGGTCGCGACGGGTGTCGGGATTGCGGTTGGTGCCACCGTCGGCACTGGCGTCAACCAACCCAGTAGGCCGTCGTCTTCAGCCTCGCGCTGCATTTCGGCAAATTCAGCGGCGTATTTCACATCAGGCGGATACTGCTTCGCGATCGCATACCCAGTGCGCACGAGCTCGGCATTCACAAACATCCCGGTAGCCAGGTAGACATACCGCAACAGCCGGTCGTACCGGTCGACCTCAGAGACGTCCTTCTCGAGAAGCAGCTCCTGCCCTTCCACGAGCAGCCGATTCGCCTCGGATGCCTCGCCCCCGAACTGCTGGCCCATCTCTGGGCAATCGATGCCGATGTACCGAACTCTGTACACAGTGCCGTCGATGTCCACCTTGATCGTGTCGCCATCGATGACCTCGACACACGTAGCCGCGACCAGATCAGGAGTAGGCTCGACTGTTTTCGTGGGAGTGGGTGTCGGTTCCGGCGTGGCGGTATCCGTCGGGGTCGGTTCGGGTACGTCGGTGGGAAGGGCCGTCGACGTGGCTGGGACAGGCGTTGGCTCTGGAGTTTCCGCCTCACATCCAGCGCACTGCACGACCAGCAGCACGGCAACGAGTAGCAACGCAAGCTGTTTCATTACCTACCTCCTCAGGGGTAATGGATCTCTCCAAAATGGATAGATACACTCACGCTCTAATAATCAGTGGCTCTCCCACAGACTCCACGAAGCGCCACCAACGCATCGACAGACGCCCGTCCATCCAGTGCCGGACGTACTCCCGCGAGGGCGCGTCCAACAGGGCATAGATCAGATTAAAGATTATCTGCTTGAACCTTCGCCGGACCCGCTGCACGCTTTCGCCCCAGGAGTGCTCGCATGATCGTCAGTACGGTCGTCTGATCTTCATCAATAAGTTGCGAGAATAAATATTGGGCTTCGCGGCGCTCCTCGGTTTCGGGATCGGCAGGAGGTAGCAAACCGGCCTTTCGGAAAACAATCACGGGGGGCAGATCTAACGCAACAGCTACACCAGTGCAGAACTCAGGACCAGCATTTCTCTGACCGGACATCACCAAGCTGACCGCCGCAGACGATACACCAGCTCTGCGACCCAGCTCATTTAGTGCCCAGCCCCGTGCCTGCAGTTCATCGTTCAACCAATCTGAGAAACTCATACCAGACATTTTACCACAGATAGTGCTAACTGGGGTAAATTGACTATTGACACCAATTAGCATTTGTGTTACAATTGCTTACACCAGATAGCAGGAGGGTAACTTATGAAAGCACAACATCAAGCTCTCGTGACAGCACGGGTTCCTCGACGATTGAAGAAGCTGGTCCAGCGCGAGGCACGCCAACGCGGAATCTCTGAATCGGTAGTGATTCGCTGGGCCCTGGAGAGGCGCTACGAACCATCCACATCGGCCGCTCTCCCACTGACCACGGAGGCCACGCCATGATCCGCAAACTCTGGCGCGTCCTGCTTCCCTGGCTTCCATACGTCGGTTTTTGGGCAGTTCTTGGGCTCATCTTGGTAATCTATCTCAATGCAAGGGGGTTCTGAATGATCACGATTATGGTATCGGATATGGAGGAGGCGATCGCCAAGGCCAAGCGCATCTTCGCCACAGATCCGGGCGAGGATCTGGTTGTCGTAGAGGGCGAGGCCACAGTCGGTGGCGTGATGTTCGATGCGCGTGGACGAACGCTGTTGCTCCATCGCTCAGGCCAGGGTGTCTGGGCCCACGGCAATCTCGACCTGGCTATCGAGAAGTTCGTAGCAACCCTAAATGAATAAGCCCGGCGGTTAGACCGGGCTTCTTATTCGATCGGCCGGGCGGCATATCGAACGTAGTCTCATTATACCCCCCGCTCGGCCTCCTGTCAAGAGAAAGGAGATGACCATGAACACGTCAGCTATACCGGATAATCCCATCGCAGATGCCGAGAAAGAGGCGCTCCTCGCCTCAACGCAGGAGTTCACCCTGGCCGAGGCCCGGGCAACAAAGGCCCTGGTCGCTGCCGGGGTGGCCAACGCCGGGCTGTATGTCCATGAGGCGGCGCGAATGGCTCGGCTGCCATGCTACGCGCCTCACCAACAGACCAGCCGGGCTCTCGCGGCGCTCGATACCGTCGTCGCACTCCACACCCGCAAATGGCCGCAGCGCTGGGCTCGGATACGATCGGCCGCCGGAGAGGGTTATGCCGGCACCGTATTTGACATCAGCCTGGCACGACTGGCAAAGGACATGATGCGGACCGTCCAGATCCGCGTCAATGGCATCGATCCAGACCGGCTGGATGAATACGCGCGGGCGATGGAGGCCGGCGACGTATTCCCGGCCGTGGTCGTGTTCTGGAACCGGTCGACCAACCGCGTGTTCCTCGCGGACGGGTTCCACCGCTACAAGGCCGCGGTGTGCGTGGATGACCGGTACACGATCCCGGCCGAGGTCTACGCCGGGACCCAGCAGGACGCGATGGAGTACGCCGCGACCTGCAACGCGACCCACGGCATCCCCATGACCAGCGCCGACAAACGAGCGGCTGTTGGGCGGCTCCTTACCATGCACCCGGACTGGTCGAGTCGCGAGATGGCACGCAAGGTCGGGTGCTCACACACATTTGTCGACAATATCCGTACAGAACGCGGTCTATCTGGCAACGGTTGCCAGATAGAATCAGAGCGCACCGTCACCCGGGGCGATTCCACGTACAGCTACACCCCACCTGAGCAGCCAGACAGAGAGCGCCAGAAGAACGAGCCGGGCCGGATTCACTTTCGTCCACGCCGGAATCTGGGCTCTGCTCAACAGGAAGCCGGGCCGGACTCACCATCATCCACGCCAGAAGTGGCGACGCTCGACGAACTCCGGCAGGCGTTCGAAGTGTTTCTGGATTCCCGGTTCGGCACGCGGGGGTCTCGTGACAATAACCTCCGTGAGCGCATCGAGTTTCTGGATGACATCACTTCCAATGACTACCAGGTACCTGCAGGCTTCGGACATGGACGTCCAGATGTGGCCCGCACGACGTGGTTGAAACCCACGTGGATCAGCGCAGTGGATAATCTCCGCCACAGGTACCGGTCACAGGCCCTGATGGAGAAGCCGCCAAATCCCCGCGTCGTCAACTTCCCGCGCGCGACACAGGATCCGCTCACGCTCGAACCCTGGCAGAAGATCAAGCGATTGCTGCTCGACCGCCGCCCCTCTGAACTCCGGGCCGTTCTGGGCACGACGGCGTCGCTTGCTGACTTCGTCAACGCACTGGACTCCATTTTCTTCCCACCCCTCCGCGATCGTGGCGAGCGCGCCGCACAGACCCTGCTCGATGTCATTCTCGCGCCCTGGCCAGGGGCAGAACCTGAATACGCTCCGCCTTCGGCTGAGGCCAGCGGTGACCTCGCGTGCCCGGACTGTGGCGGGAACATTGAACTGAAACACAGTGACGGCGATTACATCCTCGTCTGCTCTGACTGCGGGAGCGTCATGGAGCCGGCGGTATGACCGCGCTCGAGAAGCAGCTCAGGCAACTGTGTCAGTACCAGGACGACGTCGCGGTCGGGTTGGAGAATCACGACGAGTACATGATGCGCCGCGCCATGCGGCTCCGAGAGAACCAGCTCAAGAAGATTCTCTCGGAGTACGGCCCGGAGCAGCCCAGTGCACTACTGGTCTCTGGCCAGGCGGCACGAGGTATGGATTGAATTGCTGCTGTGGAAACAGATACAAAAGGAGAGCTCGATGAGCGAGAAAATGAAAGGTGTTTTGGTTAAGCGCTACACAACTGAGAGACAGTTCGAACGGGATGCGCGGGAGTTAGCGAAACGCGGCTATGTTGTGACAGATGTCGCTACCAGGCAACCGAGGAGTGGCCTGATGCGAATCATTCTGCTTGGCTTCTTCGCGCTGTTGTTTAAGCCCAAGAGCCAAATAATTGTCACCTACCGACTCAGCACGGCACATGAAGGAGCTGCATGAAACAAATCGGAACATACGCAGGAGTGGCCGTGTCGCTGGAATGGAGCGACGGCCAGCAGGTTATCGTCTTCACGATGCCCCGCGATCTGCTCCGCACGGAATCATGGGTCGCGATCGCTGGCCTGGGCTATGCGCTCGGCTGCGGCCGCGTCAGTTCCCGCGCAATCAGCGGCGGGGATATCCGCATGGAGATCCCCCACACCGACGAGGTCGACCAGCTCATCATGACCCTGATCGATCTCCTGATCACCGTGCGCTACGAGCACCCGACGATGGTTCAGCTCGAGATGCAGGTGGATCCCGCTGAGGCTCGCGAGCTGGAGGCTGCGATCTCATGATTCGTGGACGATCGAGAATATGGGTAGGCCGATCGGCGGCGTTTATAGGGGGCACTGCTGTTGTCCCCGCGTTGCCCGACGGTTGGATACTCCCTGCTCGATCGTGCCACGGATCCAGTCCGCAAAACCGGACTGAGAAACTGACGCTATGACACAACCACTGCTCCCCCCGCAATACGTCAACGTACCGTCGTCCCTCGCCTATGGAGATCTGCCCAAGTCGGTCATCGTCTCCGGGCTGCGCATCGTCGGGCTGGGCTGGCGCTACCACTACACGCGCACGGACCCGATCGGGACCGTAGATCTATGCGCGGTATGCGGGATCAACCGGTCGCAGCTCTACGATCACCTGGCTCAGCTCCTGGCTGCCAAGGTGTTCCAATACACCAGCACCGCGGGCCGGTTCACGTTCACATTCCAGCAAAATAATCCCAGTCCGGTTTTCCGGACTGATCCGGCATTAGGTGCTGCTGTTGATTCTGAGAAACAACACCAGCAATACTCTCATGGTTTTCAGGGGGGGTGTGGGGGGGACAGCGTCCAGTCCGGAAAACCGGACTGGGGCCAGCGCCTGGCTGCGCTCGATCGCATCGGCGTGCGAGAGCCGGCCCGGACAGAGATCGCCGGCCTGGAGTATGCCACGGCGGAATACCTCGATGCCTGGGCCACGTGGTTCGGCAGTCAGAGCAAGTGCGGCGTGGGGATGCTAATCGGTCAGTTGCGCGCCGGCGTCCCCGCGCCCGAGAGCCAGCGAGATTACATCAGTGGCGAGTACGCCCAGTACATCCAGCATTAGAGGAGAATGACGATGGCACAAGAACTTCCAATCCTATTCAACGGTGAAATGGTGAGAGCAATCCTGGACGGCGGGAAGATGCAAACGCGCAGGCCGATCAAGCCACAGCCACGCTTTGCCCAGTGGATTGATGGCACGACGACGCTCTGTTGGAAACATTGCATCTATAATCCATACAAAGGCGACGCAGAAGACCAGATTGCACTCAAATCCCCCTTCGGCGTACCTGGCGACCGGCTGTGGGTGCGCGAGACGACCAGGAGAAGAAGCGGCGGCATAGGCCCCGACGCCTGGGGCTGGGCATACGCAAGCTACACGGCGACATTGACTCCGGTTATGTATGGTGGCAGCAATAGACGGATGCTGTGGTGGTACTCCAAAGACACGTGTCCGAGCATCCACATGCCACGCCGGGCCTCACGCATCACGCTGGAAGTGGAAAGAGTGTGGTGTGAACGAGTGAAGGAGATCAGCAAAGAGGATGCAATCGCTGAGGGGATTGAGGTTACAGAATTCTTCGACGGAGGAGCAGCGTATGTCAGCCACCCAGCCAAAGACGTGTCCTACCTAGAACACGACCCGACTACCGCCTTCCTGCTTCTCTGGGATTCCATCTACGCTGCTAAGGGATTCGGCTGGGATAGCAACCCGTGGGTGTTTGGCTGCGAGTTTAAGGTATTGGAGGCGAACGAATGCTTGAACAAATCTGCTGGGGAATAGTGATCGTGTTCGTTGTGGGCGGGGCCTTTGTCGCCTGGTGCTGTTGCGCTATGGCAGGCGAGTGCGACGACCTGGCCGGCACACGATGAACTGGGTGGAGCTGAATCAGGAACAGCAGCGAGATCTCGATTACAAGATGGAGAAAGCGCGATGGGTGATTGGCGAAGCCCTTGCGGTATCCCACCGGCCTGTGATCGCGTTTAGCGGTGGCAAGGATTCGACGGTGCTGCTCGATCTGCTTCAGCGCTATTTCCCGGAGCAGGCGCAGCGGGTGGCGGTCGTCTACGGGAATACCGGGGTGGAGTTTCCCGAGTGTGTGAAGTGGGCGCGCTCTCGGACGAAGGAATTGGGAGTCGAGTTCTATGAGGCCTGCCCTGGCTCAATTGAGTGCAGACATTACAAGTATGCGGCCCAACGCCGGATCTGGCAGCGGTTGATTGATGACGGAACGATTGGCGATGTGCTAAAGAACGATGGCAAGCTGACGTCCACGCTGGCGCTGGAGCGGGCGTGTCCTGAGGATTTGGCGAAGGAGTTTGAGGCCGAACGATTGATCTGGCGGTCGGGGATGCGGAAGAGCTACTTCTGGTGTGCGGACCAGTATGGCTGGCCGCTGCTCGGGAAAGCGTGGTCGAAGCTGAAGGCCCGGCGAATCAACATCGATACGTTCCTGCGGTTTTCGGAGAGCCAGAGTGCGGATCCGAAGCTCCTGAGTTACTACGAGGTGCTGCGAGAGGTGAAGATCAGCCAGGCCTGTTGCGATATTCTGAAGAAGGAGCCTGCGGAGCGGGTGCAGGAGACGATCGGGGCGGATCTGGTATTCAAAGGCCTAATGGCATCCGAGAGTCGCACGCGGGCTATGAACTTTCTGACCAGAGGGTATTTATTCGAAGGCAGGAAGAAAGACTATCTGCAGGGGGATCCCTTCTTTCACTGCCAGCCAATGGCAGTTTGGACGGATGAGGATGTGTGGCAGTATATCCGGCGCTTCGAGGTGCCCTACGCGCCGCTCTACGATATGACATTCGTTGCTCAGGATGGTTCGGTGCAGCACATCAAGCGCAATGGCTGTATGTTCTGCGCGACAGATCTGCGCTATTCGGACAATCATTTGTACGCACTGCGGCAGACGCACCCGAAGGCCTGGCGGGCGATTATGAAGGCGGGGCTGGGGGATCAGATTCGACGGTTGCAGCGAGCGCTGCGCAGTGCTCCTCAGTTGGCGTTGTTCGATATGTTCGCCACGGACGAGTTGATCGACGCTCAACCGTGTGTGTTCGATGACCTGAATGGGTTGGGTGGTCATCCGGTGTACGACGGTTTGAGTTACGATCCGGAGACAGATTGATGCTGACGAAGAGCTCGGGTCAGTATCGCTAATACGAAAGGAGAAAACCAATGACCGCTGAGGAGCAGGAACAGCTCTGGAGATTCATCGAATTGGCTGAGCAGGCGCGTATCGCGTACCAGACCGAGAAAGCCTGGGAGATGCACGATGCCGGCATAGGACCATCTCCGATGCAACAGGCCGCACGTACCCACCGGGACACTCAGGCAATTGCAGATTACAGCAATCGCCGGCAAACGGTTGTAGCACAGAGCAGGCGCCGGCAGTGATCGCGACCTGTGTGATCCACGACAATCCGGTACCCAAGGAGCGCGTCCGCGTCACTGATCACGGGACATTCACACCGGCGAAGACAGCCGCCTGGGAGGAACGCGTCGGTTGGGCCTACAAGGGCAAGGCGCATTTCGAGGGGCCGGTTCTGGTGCGGCTGCGATTCTACCGGGAGACACACCGCACGGTTGACCTGGATAATCTTGTCAAGGCAGTTTTGGACGGCCTGAACGGCGTGGCCTACGACGACGATTCGCAGGTGGTGCGCATTGAGGCGGAGCTGCTCTACGATCACGCCAATCCACGCGTCGAACTGGAAATCTGGTCGGTAAATCTGATCGATGGAGAAAACAAATGAAGGGGAATGAGATATTGGTCATAACGTATCCCAAGAACACCACAGACGAGGAGCTCGCAGAAATCATCCGACGCCAGGAGCAGCTCTCTGAAGCGCTATGGGCCCCCGTGCTCGAGAACATCGAGACACTTAAGAAGCAGCGTATCGGGTGCATCACTCACTGGTTCAGTTACAACTGAGGACACAACGATGACAGATCTTCTCACCAGTGCGATGTCGTTCCCGCGAGACCTCTATCTGCGAGCGCGCTTCTTCTCCAGCAAGAGCCTGGAGCATAAGGCGCGGACCAATCTCTACTGGCTCGCCTGGCTGCTCGATCGGCACACGGACCAGCACGAGATTGTGCTAGACCCGATGGGCGGGGCGGGCTCGATCGTCCTGGCAGCACTCAAACAGCGGCCGGTGCTCTCGGGCGATGTCGAACGCCAGTGGGCAGAACTCCAAAGAGAGAACGCGCTCCGGATCCGCGAAACGCTCTTCCACGCGCCGGCATATATCTCCCAGTGGGATGCTGCCAACCTGCCTCTATTCTCGAGCTGTGTCCCCGCGATCGTAACCAGCCCGCCCTACTTTGACCTATTCAGCGACTGGAACGCGAAGAGCTCCGGTGCGGACATCCACGGCGATCACATGGGCGACACCGGCCTCTGCTACGGTTTCCACGCGCGCCAGCTGGGCAATCTCCACATCTACGAGCAGTACCTGAGAGCGATGCGTGCTGTCTACCGCGAGTGTTGGCGGGTCCTGCGGCCGGGGGGAATCGCCGTCTTGATAGTGGGCGACATGATCAAGCGCGGCCGGCGGGTCCCCGTCACTGATGACACCCGTGTGATGATGCTCAGCAATGGATTTGAGTTGTTGGATATCCACACACGCCAGACCATACCCAGCCGCTACCGCCGCATCCACGCTCAGAACAACGGTCCGGACTATCCACTGATCGAAACCGAGACTGCGCTGGTGTTCAGAAAGCAGGATCCGCCGATCGAGGCCCACAGGCAGTTCGCGATCGTTCAGGCGCCAAGGCCGAATTCCTCACCAGGTCGGCACCTGTTCCGCAAGGCGTTGGCCTACACCAAACTTAGACCGACCGATGTGCTGATGCTGACCAAAGACGGTCTGATCAGTGGCCGTAGCTCAAACGCCATTTGGTCGGGTGATCACCGCCCGGCACGAGCGCGGCGCGAGTGGTCCTATGAAGTCGTGCGAGAGATGGTCACCAAGCACGCTTTGACCGCCGGCGACCAAATCGACCTTCACGTGTCGCTGAGCTACGCGCGTTATCTCGAGCAGCGCCTAAGTACGATTGGTGCGGATCCGCGTATCCCGACCGCGCACTGCAACCTGGGTCAGAAGCTGGCCTGGTACACGGCAGCGCTCGAAGGACAAGGAGGACACTATGTCCTATGACCACCGCAACACCCAGACCGCAGCCGACACTATGCATGCAGCCGTGCTCAACATCCTGCGTTCTCGCATCGGTGCTCGTCGGGCAATTCAGGCCGGCGAGATCGCCCGGCGTCTCAATCACAAGAGCGATCGTGCCGTCCGCGAGGCGGTCCGCCAGCTCCGGCGCGAGGGACACCTGATCCTATCCAGCATCAGCCCGCCCTGTGGTTACTTCTTCGCTGCCACCGAAACCGAGTGGATCGAATTTCGCGATCACAACCTCAGGCCGCGCGCGATCGACATCCTGCAAACCGCCCGGGCAATGGGGGCAGCGGCAGAACACCGCTATGGTGAGACTGCCGGCATCGATCTACTCCAAGAGCAACAACTGGACCTGGGACTATAGATGACCGACTTCGTCCTCGAAATCGAGAGCACCACCACATACGAGTCCATCCGGGAGACGCAGCAGGCCACACTCCAGGCCCTGGCCGGCGCCATCGCTCGCGCGGTGCGTGCCGGCATCGAGGGCGGACGCTACGTCCTCGAGGAGGGTGTTGTCATCCCCACCGAAACGCCTACAATAGCAGCCAGGAGAAACTAACGCATGACCAAGAAACAGGAACCGATTCTGGAGAAACTTAGCGGAGAGGTCACAGCTGTACTGAAACTGCTGAACCCGGACACGGCAGAGCAGATCATCGGGTCTGATCCTCCGGAGGAGTACAGGACCCTGATCCAGGGAACGCGTGCAGTGCACACTATGATGTGGTCGGTGCTCAAACAGCACGGCCTGACGGAATCCCAGGACGCACTGAAAGCAGGGGCTCAGGCGCTCATGATGCTGCTCCAGATCGTCAACTATGCGTATGCCCTGGGTCTCAAGCGAGGACGTGAGGGAAACTAGATGCGCTGTCCCCTATCAGCCGGCTCGCGCGTGTGGGCCTATACCCGTGACTCTGGCGGCGACGAGCAAAGCGTCGGAGACCAGAACCGCGCGGTGATGGCCTACTGCACCGAGGCCGGCGTGATCTTGGAACGCCTGTTCTGTGACGAGGCCCGGCCCGGTAGCTCCATCACCGGCCGCGACCAGTTCCAGGAGCTGATGCAGCTCGCCCGTGTCCTCCCCGATGATCAGCTCCCCCACGGCCTCGTGGTCTGGTCCTTCTCCCGCCTGGCCCGTGACTTCGACGATGCCCAGTTCTACAAGGCGTCTCTCCGCCGCCGGGGCGTCGCTATCGTACCCATCTCCGACGATCTCCCGGCCGGCAACCACGGGCGGCTGATTGAGGCCGTGATGGACTGGCAGAACGCCGAGTTTCTCGAAACCCTGAGCCACGACGTGAAGCGCGGGCTCCACGATATCGTCCGCCAGGGCTACGCGCCGGGCGGCTTTCCACCGGTCGGCTACAAGGCTGAACGAATCCAGCTCGGGACAAAACGCAACGGAGAGCCTCGAATCGTGGCCCGGTGGATACCTGACCCGGATAAGGCGGAAATCGTGCGGCTTGCGTGGGATATGCGGGCCCAGGGAGCCTCTTACGGGATAGTCCACGACGCCACACATCTGCTGAGCTCCGAGAAGGGTTATTCGAGCTTCTTCCGCAACAAGACATATCTGGGCATCCGCAAATGTGGCGACCTCGAGGTGCCCGATGCTCACGAGGCCCTGATCACCCAGGAGCTCTGGGACACGGTCCAGGCCACGCTCGTCGTCGGAAACGTCAGCCGCGGCGACCAGTGGCCCGAGGATCGTCCACACCCGCGCCGTCGACGGAGCGCCTATCTCCTTTCAGGCCTGGCTCGCTGTGCCTATTGCGGCGCGGCGATGATCGGGAGCCGCTCCAACGTCAGCACCCGCCCCAACGATTGGAGATATTACCTCTGCGGCCGGAAGAAGCGCCAGGGCTACCATTCGTGCGAGGGCCGGCAGATTGGCGCGGAGCCGGCCGAGGCCGCGATTATGGACGCGGTCATCCGCAACGTGCTCACCCCGACGTTCTTCGAGGACCTCATCGAGGAGGTCAATGTCTACCTCGATCACGGGACGCTCGACCTGGATGGCCAGATCAATGCAGGCCGGAAGCGCCTGGCAGAGACTGAGCGCGCGATCGAGAACTTGCTCGATCTGGCCGAGACGTTCGGGGCCCAGGCTGCCGGGACCCGCCTCCTGGAGCGAGAGGCTGAGCGCGAGCAGCAGGCCGCAGAACTGCGCAGCCTGGAGTTACGACGCCAGCAGAGCACGATCGAGGTATCGCCGGAGGTCGTGCTGGACGTCATCGCCAGCGCGCGCCGTGACCTGGAATCGGAGAACATCCAGGCGCGCCGCGTGATGCTGAGGAAATTTGTAGACCACGTGGAGATGCAAAACAAACAGGGAACGCTATACTTCGCGTTCCCTGTTCGCGACTTGTTGCCGACAGGTCTTTGGTCAGTACCCCCAAGGGTGACCTTTCCAAAAACTTGTCATCCGGTCACCGTCCCCTTTACGGTGCCGTCCCCGTTGTCTCTCCAGGATCACCCCCTTTCTCGCTGAGCCCGATCGTCCCACCCGGCGTCTCTTGATCGAATATCCATTCACCGCCCAGGCCGGCCTGGCTCGCGAACGCATACGCTGTGGCCTCCAGCGCCTTATTGATTTCGGAAACCTGCGTGTTAGCAATCGCCACGATCCCGTCCCGCTCACGGATCAATGACACTGCCACCCGCTGTTGTGCCTCAGTCAGTTCGTGCATTCTATCTTCTCCTTAACTAGATGGCATATCCCCAGACACGGAGCCACACGTCAAACGTGCTGGCGCCGCTTGCCTGAATCTGGTAGTAAATGTCCCCGTTGGCGTCGCAAGGCACGGTGACAGTATTGCGCTCTGTGATGTCGTTCGGGCGTCCATACGGCGATGACACAATGCCCACGCCTGCCGTGTCGTTTGGCGCTAATGAAATCCAGCAGCCGGAACCGGCAGAGGCCTCGTCTCTGCACTCGACATACATCAGCACGCCCTTGACGCCGGCTGGCACGCCGAAGACCGCAGACAGGTCGATCAGCGTCTTAGCAGTTGTCGAGAATGAATCGCCGTCGAAGTTGGTAGACGTGAGCGGGGCAGTGAGATATTTCCACCCGTACACGTCGTAGGCGGTCGCGTTCTTCATCGACTTGAGATTGCCGTCGACGGCGATGTTGCCAGCCACGTCGAGCATTTCGCGCGGTACCCCAGGAACATTTGATAGCTTGACACCCAGCATGTCCCCTATCACGGGGATGGAGGGCATATAAATGGATACATACCCCTCATTGCTGGCGTTGATCCTCATGTCAATTGCGAGCTGCGTGCCGTCGTCGTCCGATACCAGACGTGCTCCAGTCCACACGTCCGCAGTCTCATAGGCATATAGTCGCATGATGTCCACCGAGCCATCAGACCAGGAAATTGAGTTGAAGGACAACTCCCCTGCCGCGATAGTTACACCGTCACTGTCGATCTTCACCGGCTCGGTCGTCGCATTGTACGTCGCGCCCTGGATGATCACCGACAGGTTCGGCCCGGCGCTGTTCAGCTCGATGCGCCCGTCGCCGGCCTGCCCCATCACGAAAAATGCCATCCCGGCAGGCCAGTCATTCGCGCCCGAGCCGTCCACGTTGCGCGTCACGTTGTATGTCGTGCCGCCGCTCAACGCCCCGACCAGCAGGTATTCCACCTGGCCGAACGAGCGCATCTGCACCCAGTCCGTCGGCGTCATGGCCTTCCCGAAATCGATCGTGACATCAGCCGCCGCCACGTCCGCTGCCAGCGTGCCGGAATCGTGCGGCACGATCACCCAGCCTCCAACCAGCGAGATGGTATTCTCCGCGAATATGAATGCCTCCAGCTCGGACAGGTAGCCCTTGCGCCAAAGCCTTGAGCTGGTGCCCAGATCGTAGGTGTCCGTGGCCTCGGGCGTGATGTGCCGCGCCGTGAGCGTCCCCTGGATCGCCTGAGCGGCCGTCCACGTCAGCGACGCGCTCTGATCCACGACCACCTTGCCGCCGCTCAAGGCCAGCCCTGTCCCAGGGTCCACGCTCAGCGTGTAGTTATTCCGCGCCCCGCTGTCGAGCTGCCTCAGACCATCCCCCGCCACGAGCACGCGCGCGTTGGTCAGATCGTCGTGCATGCTCAGCACCAGATACATCGCATCGGTCGGGCCCCCGCCGCCCGCTCCACCGCCGCCGCCCGATTCGGCCACGATGTTGAGCGTCCCATCCGCCTGCAGGTAGATCTCAGCCTGCAGCGCCAGGTTGTCGTCGTAGAACCGGATTCCCTTGGTGCCTACGCCGATCAGTCGCAGCCCGAGGTCGTCGAATTCGATAGGCATTACGGCGCCACCCGCAGCCACGTTGCGCCGAACTCTGGCGAGAAGCTGCCGGCGCTCAGGATGTTGATGTCGACGGACGTGAATACCTGCAACTCGATGTAGCCCGCAACGGCGAAGCTCCACTGAGCACTGATAGCCAGCCCCATGTCGTGCGTCAGCATCGTGTGCTCCGCAGGCCCATACTGCGCGATAACAGTTGCCCCACCCAGGAGCACGCGGATGCCGAAGTAGTGCGCATTCCCCCCGGCCTCAGACGTGTCGAATTGCGCGCAGCCGTCGATAGCGTAAATGCCGCCGCCTCCAGTCGGTATCGTGAGCCTGCTGGTGTTGCTCACAATCGAGTGCATGTCGTTCGTATCCCACCGCTCCGAGTTGAGCGTAACCGTCCACCACGCACCGACCGCCGGATCCAGCGCGGCGTCGTTGTATACCCTGCACGTCGGCTGGATCTGCCACCGCAGGCCCGTTGCCTGTCCCGCATCCGGAACCAGCCTTGTACCAGCCACACCCACGCCGAGGCGCGCGATGGCCTGGGCCCCCGTCGCGGCCGGTATGTCACCCTTCGTCGTGACGACAGCGACTCCCGCAGCTTCGTGGTTCGCTTTGAATATATCATAGTCTGTTTTGTTAAATGTGTCGCCGACGCCCTTCACCACCATCGCCGAGTAGCCCATAATTCCTCCCCCTAGTAAATCAGCACGTGCCCGCTGTTCAATGCGCTCGTGTCCAGCCTGAACGGTATCCCCACGTCGTAGCCCGGCATCAGTGCGAACGAGAGTGTGTGCAGGAGCGGCGTAATGCGCTCCTTCAGGTTCGCCACGTAGCCAGCGTATGCGCTCAAGCCGGTCTGCTGCTCGCTGATCACTACCCGATCGCACAGCTCCAGATCACGGCACGCTGCCATCAGCGTCGCATTGACGTTGCCCGTGATGCTAAGCCCGCCGATCACCGGGCGCGGGTCTTTGTAGCGCGCCACCAGGTAGTCCGCCAGGTTCTGCGCGTCTGCCGTGTTGCTCATCAGCACCGCGCTGACCCGCAGCTTCCGCCGCTGGTACGCATCGATGCTCGTCTGTGACTGAGCAACCACCGTCACCGGTTCTCGTGTCCGGACGCCATACCCGCGCACCTGCAGCAATTGCAGGTATGCCGGAATTGCGCCCCCGTTCGCCAGTGTGATCTCGCCATAGTTACCGTAGAATGCCGCGGTCGGCGTGATCGAGCCGTTGAGGTTGTTACCCTCGCCGCCTGGATCGCTGGTGCAGTTGAAGTCTGTCCCGGCCACTGGTATGATGCAGTCCTTCCCACCGAGTTTGATCTTCGCGTTTGAGCTGTCCCTGAACTGCACGATCAGCGTCAGCGTGCCACCACCTTCCGGCACCACCGGGGCCTTATCTTGGCTGATCCGCCCCAGCACCTCAATGCTCATGCCAATCGATCTCGGATAGCACGTGACCTCGACATGGTTGAAGACGCTCGACACGGCGAGGCCATAGTCCAGCGTGTGCATGGTGTTGTCCAGCGTCAGCTCCGTCGTGGCGTCGAGCGGCATCTGGTGCCGGTTCAGGTATGTTGGAGTGCCATTGCCGGCGATGAAGAAGTGGCCCCAATCGCCCGTGCAGATGTCCGCCAACTTCCCGCTCGCCTTGATCTCCTCGACCACCTGGCCGGGTGTCTCATACGACCACTGATCCGCGCTCACCGGAAACAGGTTCAGCCCCACCTGGTACGATATCGCCGGCGCTGTGTACACGGCATCTACCACGTCCTCGATCAGATCATCCGCATATACGTCCGTCTGCAACGCGATCTCGCCCTCGTAGCCGTCCATCAGCGCCATCGCGTCGACGCAGTCCAGCCGCACCCGCCGTTGCTCGTACTGTCCCGAATCCGGGACGATGCTGTCCAGGAATCCCCGGAACCTCGTCACCGTCGAGCCGCCATACGTCATCTCAAACTTGACCGCGCGCCGTGGCAGGAGATCACCATCCAGCTCCGGGCTGTACTGCCGGCTCAGATTGAGAAGCTCGAACGTCGCGCGCCCCACGCCCGGCAGGCGCGCCATCAGGCCCGAGTAGCCGCGGTTGAT